ATTGGTTCCCGTCGTGGTACGAGGGTTCGTTTCCAGACCACACGATTGCGTACATTACTCACGAAGGCGATCAGGCGGCCAAGTACGGCCGGGCGGCCCGTGACTGTCTGACTGAATACGGCGAGTTGTTCGGCGTGCAAGTGCGAGACGACTCATCGGCAGCAAAGCGGTGGAACATCGTCGGCAGGCGCGGCGGGATGCACGCTTTAGGAATCGACGGCGCCATTATGGGTAAACGCCTGAATGGTTTGATTCTCGATGATCCGATCAAGGATCACAAAAAGGCATTCAGCCAGAAAGAGCGGGACAACCTTTGGGAACGGCTGAAATCCAACGGCCTCCGGCGGCTTGAGCCGGGCGCGTGGATTGTCTCGATTATGCACCGTTGGCATCAGGACGATCTCACGGCCCGATTAAAGAAGATGTACCCGGAGGCGCGCATTATTACGCTGCCGTTCGAGGCCAAGGAAAATGATCCCCTTGGGCGATCAAGAGGGGGCGTACTCTGGCCGGAACGATGGAGCGATGATTTCAAGGAAATCAAACGGACTACAGAAGGTTACTGGTGGCATGCGCTTTATCAGCAAGAGCCAATTCAACAAGGAACGGCAGCCTTTCCAGAGCATTATTTCAGGGGTATCAATGATTCGCCGGGCGCGGGCTGCTTTTGGTGGGACGGTGACTTTCCAGAAGAGCTATCGCCGCGCGTCGTGTCGCTCGATCCGAGTCTTGGGCGTACCGATCACTCGGATTATTCGGCTTTCATCCGACTCGCGGCGGACGGACAGCATTTGTACGTACAAGCCGATATTCGCCGCCGACCGACGCCGCAGATTCTCGATGACGCCATTCAGCACATGCTGGACTTCCGGCCGACGGCACTCTCGATCGAGTCTGACTTCTACCAGGAACTACTGCTGCCGCTGTTGGAAGAACGGATGTCGCGAGGTGAAGTGCCGTTTCCAGAGCGGTTTGGCGGCTTGTCAACGTGCGGGATTCGCAAAGAGATTCGCATTTGGCGGCTAGCGCCGTGGCTCAAAGAGGGGCTGTTGCACTTCCATGATGATCCCGATACGCGAATGCTGGTCGAGCAGTTGAAAGAGTTTCCGCTAGGAACGCACGACGACGGCCCCGACGCCTTAGAGCAAGCGATTCGGCTGATGCAGGAAGTTGGAGACGGATTCGAACCTGTCGGCCGCGTGCCGCAAGTGCCGCTGGAGTACCGATGAGAGAAGCAGAATCATTCCTGGGGATCACGCCAAAACTTGAAGCGGCGATTACGAGAGTCGCGGCATCATTTGGTAAGCTGCTTAGCGAGCTGACGCCGGAGAAGATGGCACGGATGACGGATCATCCGTTGACGTTGGAGTTGGTGCGGAATGCGCGGGAGCTTGATCGGCTGGCGGCCAAACGACTGGAGAATCAATGATTTGCCACAACAAAGATTTCTTGCCTCCACGCGGCAGCATGGTTGCCAAGCGAGTCACGCGCAACGGTATTACATACCGATCACAGATGGAAGCTAGGATCGCGATTCTGCTTGAAACGATTGGCGCCGACCCGCAATATGAGACGGAAAGCTATGCGATCCCTGGAGGCTATTATCGGCCGGACTTCTTCTGCGCGAATTGGTATCGGGGCGTATGGGTCGAGGCAAAGCCGGAAAGCAGCCTGGACGCCGACTACGTTAAGGCGAGAAAATTCGCGGCCTTCAACATCCCGCGGCACCAAATGCTTTTGATGTTGATTGGAAGCATTCTCAATCCTCAGTATGAATTTAGGACGGCCACAACATTGGGCGGCGTTCGCTACGCTTGCCTGCAAGACAAATACCGTTTGCAACATCGTTCGGTAAACGAGGCATTCGATAGAAAGTACGATACTCCTAATGTCTCGCACGCCTATTTGTACGGGCAATCTGACGGCCGATACGAAAATGTTCATGGCGATCGCGATATAGAAGCACGCGCAGCGCTTGCTCAATGCAATTGGTGTGGGCGAATCGGCATTGTAAATCTTGACTTCGCCCCGTTGTCGGGAATGGAATATTCGCGATCACAGCCTTGCTGTGATTTGCCCGGCCCGGAGAAGTCACCGGGAACTCTTGAGATAGCAATTTATTACGCTCGTGGATTTAACGCTTGGGATGAAGAACTGAAACGACGACAACCGGCCTGACGCTATCGCGTCCGGTCATCGAACAGGCTGCGGCGGGGAGTAATTACCCTCGCGGACGTAGCCAACACTACTGCGGACCTGTTGGGGTCGGCGCGATGGCGTCCGGCCCTTTTTTATTGGATGCAGTATGAACATCGAATTTCCGCGAGCCGAAGAAACGCGATTGAAGACAGCCAATGCCAAGCTGGGTGGAACGCACGAATCGTTCTTGGGCCGGACGTTGCCGAACATTCGCGCGGCGATTCGATTCGCCGCAGCAGAGGGCGTGCGTCATACGGTATGCCGAATCTCTGGCCCACTGATGGAAAACGACATCGAAGCCCTCAATACGTTCTTGATCGGCTACGGCTACAACGTCGAAGCCGTGGATGACGGCCTAATGAAAGTGGAATGGTGACACATGGGATGGTGGGCAGCCCGCAAACAACGCCGCGAACTGGCCGAACGGCAGCATCGCCTCAATCTGACGACCGCTGAGCTTGAATGCAAAATGGTTGAGGCGCAACTGCGTATGCAATCGCAGCTCGCCAATCCGTTCTACGGCGACAAGGAATTCACCAAAGGCATGAAGTCGCTCCTGGAATCCGAGGGCGACTTCCCGGATCGTAAACGGCTCTTGGAAGGTTTGGATTACTTCGACTCGCTCGTGGACCCCTACGACGCCTACCGTGGCGAGAACGGCGAACTGTGGGATCAAATCGCGTCGGCCATGTACGGGGCCAGCGAACCGTTCCTCGGGCTGCTGGGCTTCCGCAATGAGCTCGAACTGCGCATGGCTCGCAACTTGTCGCGGACGCTGTGCAAAGAGAATCCATGGTGCCATTGCATCCTGGAAAACCTCGTAAATTACATCGTCGGTTCGCAGCACACATATCAGGTCGCCGCCAAAGACGGCGAGCAGATTCCGCCGGCCATCATCGCGAAGATCCAATCCTGTCTCGATGAATGGTGCAAAGCCGTCAAGTGGGGCAAGCAGCAAGCCGATTGCGAGAAGCGGCAGAACATGGACGGCGAGTGCATCCGCCGGTTCTTCAACACCAACACCGGCTTGCAAGTCCGGTTCGTCGAACCGTGGCAGTTGGCCACGCCATCGAGTCACACCGTCGCAACTCACGCTTGGGGCGTGGAAGTGGACTTGGAAGACGCACAGACGATCAAAGCCTACTGGATTGACGGGCAGGCCGTGAATCCGGCCGACGTGGATCATCGCAAGCGGAACGTCTATCTCAACGTCCGCCGCGGTATCCCGACGTTCTATCCGATCCGCTACAACCTGCGCCGCGCCGAAAATCTGCTCAAGAACATGGGGCTTGTCGCTCAGACGCAGGCGAGCATCGCCTTCATTCGCTCGCACGGCAGCGGGACTACGAGCGGGCAAATGGGCGCCTTCGCGGCCAGCAACGCCAGCGTGAGCTACACGCCGTCAACGACGGGCATCCAGCGGAACTTTCAGCGGTTCAGGCCCGCCACGATTATCGACAAGCGGGCGAACATGGACATCGGCGGATTCAAGGACACGATCGACGCGCCGGCGTTCGTTGAGGTGTTGCAGGCCGAGCTGAGGACGATTGCAGCCCGAATCAATATGCCAGAGTTCATGGTGAGCGCTGATGCAAGCAACGCGAACTACAGCTCGACAATGGTTGCCGAAGGACCGTCCGTCCGCAGTTTCGAGCGCTGGCAATCGGAGACTGAGGAATCCGACTTGCCGATTCTCCACGCCGCTTTGGCCTGGCATTCCGGCCGCATCAATCCGCCGTTCCCGCCCGAGGCGCTCAAGGGTATCGAAATCATCGTCGGCAAGCCACGCATTACGGCCCGTGATCGCTTGCAAGAGACTCAGGCGAATCAAATCCTCAACGCGGCTGGCGTCATGTCTACGCAAACCTGGAGCGCCAAGGAAGACCTCGACTACCAGCAAGAGCAGGCCAACTTCGAGGATCACTTTGACCGTTTTGGTGGGCGGCCGGAGTTTGACTTGCCTTACGCCGATGACGTGATGCCGCAAGGTGCGACGAACGGCCAAGCGGTTAGCGCCGGCGGCCAGCAGACTCCCGGCACGCCGCAATCGCCCGAGGACAACGTACCGATGAAGAACATGCTCGATCCAGGGCAAGACGAGGTTGTGGATCGGCCGAACAAGCGGCATAAGGCCGGGCTGCCGGTTGAGATGCCCGACGATCTTTCCAGAACTACACTCCAGGCGATTTCATGACACTACCAGCAATGGCGAGTAATGGAGAGTGCCGATTGGCTGCACAAAAGATGGCTGCCGAGACAACGAAAGCGTTAGAGGATGCTATTGCCGATCGAAAGGCAAAAGCATTCGAGACCTATCGCTACTGTCTGATTCACCAGCCCGGTTCACTTATCAAATTCGGGCCTGCCCAAGATCGAATTGAGGCGACGATCATCCAGGCGTGTATTCGACATCTCCACTGCGTGCAGTACGAAGTCTCGTATTGGTCAAGCGGCACCCGTCAGACGTGCTGGATCGAAGAGCATGAAGTTTATTGCGATCACGACAACCGCATTCCCATTGGCTTTCACAACGAAGTCAACCAATGACAGCCCGCGAAACTGAACTCCTGAACCGCCTCAAATCCAACCCGCAACTGTTCTGCGGCTTGCCGATCCTCGTCGGACCAATGCGCCGGGTGCTGTTGAACGGCAGCCCTGAGGGCCCGCAACAGGACATCGCAGCCGTGTTCGGAATCTTGGGACAGCTCTCGATCGGTACGACTCCGGAGCAAATCAAGGTCAGCATCCCCTGGATCACCGACGACGACATTGAGGCGTGCAAGCTGTGGTGGCGGAAGATGCTGGAGATTGATACGAGCAGCCGGGTTCAGCAGATCATGGAGTGAAAAGTGGGGTCGTTGCTCTCTATTTCAGGCGTTGTCTCTAGCCGGCTTACCGGCACGCCCGTGGGACTGGATACCCTCACGACAAAGCCACACCACTTCGCTCCTGGACTCCTCAGCGCTAAGTCATCCGATCGCTGGCAGGTGTCGCCAGAACGATTATAGCAAATGCCCACCAAGCCCCGCAAACTCGACCCGGTAAGCAACCGCCTCCGCGCCCGCTTGCACCAAAAGAGCATCGACGCCATCGACTATCAAGAGGCCGCAGCCGAAGCGTGCAAACGTGTCGCGGCCCGATATGCGCGGCGAGTCATTAACGCTTTGCCGTTCGACGACATTGGCCATACGCTAACGTTGCATCGCATCCAAGCCATTGCCAAAGGATTCTGGCCCGACGTGGCACGCATGATCTACGACCGGCTGCTGGCCATGCACAAGTGGAGCGCGGCTGAGACGAAGGACATTCTGTTGGACGTTGTACCGCCGCATTGGTGGCGGAAGGTTGTGCCGCAGTTGTCGCGGCTGAAAGAGGCCACAGTCAACCCGCAAGCCGGATTCGGCTTCCCGCCCATCGTGCCGCCCGCAGCCGTATCAGCGCCGGCGCCTGACGATCCCGACGATGAGAACAAGCAACCGGAGCCGGTGATTCCCCGCATGAGCGATGACGAATGGCAAGAGATTGCCAGCCAAGTCCTGTTTCCGCCGCCGAGCGAGCAGACGTTGCGTGACATCATCTACGGGCCTGGTGTCGGCGGCGAAGCCCCGAACTGGCCGGCACGATTAGGCCGTTGGTCGAAGCAATACGCCGATCCTGATAAGCTCGCGAACATGATCGCTAGTGAGATGAGTCAAGGCGCGGACCTCAAATCACTGGCTAAGACGATCAAGGATGAATACCAAGGCGCGTCGTCGGCTGCCGCTCGCGTGGCGCGGTCTGAGGCTCATCGCGTAAACCTGGTCACTCAGCAAAGGTCGTTCAATTCGTTGGGCGACTTACAGACCGGGCAAATGTATCAGGCCACGCTCGATATGAACGTGAGGCCGTGGCACGCCATCCATCACGGGCAAGTATTCCACGAAGGTGAACCATTGCCGGACACGCTAGATGAGCCAAACTGCCGTTGCTGGCTAACGCCGGTTTTAGGCGAGCCAGAGGAACTCGACACCGATCCAGAGCTCGCCTCAGACTTCGCTAACGCAGCCGACGAAGAGATACCGGACCCGTCCGCCTACGATCAATGGTTCTCCCAAGCCAGCGAGCAAGAGCGCCGTTTGGCAGTCGGCGGCAACCGCTACAGAGCCGTGTCGAACATGCTTAACCGCGAACCGGAATGGACGGACTTCCTTAGCGGTGATGACGGCAACCTTGCCAGCGTGGCGAAGCTGCAAGCCGAATCGGAAGCGGAGCGAGCGGCGCGTAAGGCGTCAGTGGATACGCTGATTCAGACTCGGGCGAAGGCGTACAAACAGATTCGCAACGTGGGATTTCTACTCGGCGTCTAACTCTTCACGGATGGGATTCAATGATCCGCATGGCCGACAAGTACCACCCGCTCCGCAAGTTCCACAAGCAGCAGACGAAGCCGCGACGCACTGCTTTCAATGTGATTCAGTTTGTTTGTCGCGAATGCGGCTGGCGGATGTTCGGCAGCAAGACCGAGGGGCAAGTCAGCTCGTTTAAGTGCTCGAATCCAGAGTGCGGGCGCACGTCGAAGCGGGGGCGAGGCGAGGATAATGGAGTACCGATCTAGGGCGGAGCTGTGGGCGGTTTGCCATCGCCAACAAATATCACGATCTGAAGCGAAAGCAATGGCTCCTGTTGCGGGATCGTGGCCTTCAGAATCACCCTGCTCTCTCTGCCGTCGTTGAGGATGAGTCGTCCGGGGTCTGTCCAGCAATGGAAAGCGAATCCGGCGGTTCTGAATTCTCCGCGCCATAGTCCTAGGCAATGGTCAACTGGCTCTCGCGTGTGAAGCCAAATCTCGCCAACGTGAATTTGCGTTTCGCCTAAAAATACGCGGCCAAAGCATTGTTCGATCATGCCGTTCACCATCATATCTGGTAATCAAGTGCCACGAAGCTAGCAGTCACTTCCCAAATGAAACCAGCGATCATCTCGACGCGCAGGAGGTCGCAATATCGTTCGATTCCATTGACAAGGATGGACTCGCCGAATCTCGGAATGCCGGGAGCATTGATTGCTTCGCGCGTCGAATCAGTGCCATCGACCAAAAACTCTCGCTCGAATGGATCGCTCTCATGGTCGGGTTTAATCTCGTAGATTTTCATTCCCCTCATTCTAACCTCTTCCGTACAACGCTTGTACCACTGTTATTCGCTCATCGCCTCACGTCCTCTAGCGTTGAGGCATGGCGACGACGATCCGCAAGAACAAGCGAAGGCGACTGAGGCTACAAGAGCGCGTCGTCGCTCCACGCAAGCCCGCCACGCCACCAGCGCCGAAGCTCGTCACGATCATCGAATACGCGAGCAATCGCGGCACGAAGCTGACCGTTGACCGCGAACAAGGGTTAATCCCTGGCGTCAAGATTCTCGGCCTGAAATCTCGTAATGGCCGCGAATATCTCCCTGAGGCAGTTCGCAAGGCCGCGCCGCTCTACGAAGGGGCGAAGGTCAATCTGAATCACCCGCAAGGGCAGGCGACGGACCCGCGAGATTATCAAGACCGCATGGGCAAGCTCGTCAACGTCCGCGTCGATGCCGACGGCGGACTTTCCGGCGACCTTCGGTTCAATCCGAAACACGCCCTGGCCGAGCAGCTTTCGTGGGATGCCGAGAACGCGCCCGAAAACGTGGGCCTCAGTCACAACGTCTCTGCCAAGATCCGCATGGACGGCAACACGCTCGTCGTCGAGGAAATCACAGCGGTCACGTCGGTCGATTTGGTTGCTGATCCCGGCTCGACCAAATCGCTTTTTGAGTACGACTCGGGACAAGGATCGGCAGCCCGTATGCCCGACAGCAACATGCCTCCGCAACACCCGACGACGCCGATGGACGCACCCTGCCCCACTGGAAAACCGCTCAAAGAAGACGATCCCGACATGGAAGGCGACGATGGCGGCGATCCGAAGGAAGCGATTGCCAACGTCTTCAACAAGAAGATTCAAGCCCTCACGGCCGACGACACGGCCGATCCGATCGAGACCGCCGCACAGGTCAAGAAGCTGCTCCAAGCCAAGGCCAAGGCGCTCCAGCATCTCGATGATGCCCTGGGCGACGGTGACGACGAAGGCGATGACGACGGCGAAGACGCCGAGGAACATTTGCGGCGGCGACAAGCACAAGGAACCCGAACCGTGACCGAACAAGCCGAACTTAACAAGGTCAAGGCCGAACTCGACGCCCTCAGGCGGAAAGATTCGGCCCGCAAGCTCCTGGAAGCCGCCAATCTGCCGCCGCTGTTGTGCGACGACTTGTTGATCGAAGAACTCGCCAACGCCGACACGGCCAAGCAGAAGAAACTCATCGACCGGCAGCTCTTGCTCGCCGAGCAGCTTCGCATCCAGCGACCGCGTTCGCGCGACGATTCGATGCAAGAGGGCTTCGACATCAACGCCGCCAATCGCAAGGGTCCGGCGAAGAACGTCAAGGAACTGGTCGAGTCGATCAGTTTGGCCAAGCGCTAAACACCATTCTCTAACGCAAAGAGTTTACCATGTCCTCGAAACTGATTGATCCCGGTCTCACTGCGCGGGAACGGCTGGCTTCGCTGAATCGCGGTTTCCATGAGCGATTCAATTCGGCCTACACGCTCGGATCGACGACCGTCTTGAACTCGACGCTGACGGGCTCGACGCCGACGGCCACGATCGCCGCGAACGCGACTGGCGGCGGGAAGCTCACGCTGTTCACCGACACGACGGTCAATAACGAGGCGTATGCCTTCTCGGCGCTCAAGATGTTCATCATGGCGGCCAATCAGCCGGCCGTCGCCGAAGGGCAAATGTCGTGGACCGAGGCGAACACAAACAAGGCTGGCGTCGTGTTCGGATTCGCTTCTGCTTCCCCGGCGGGGTTGCTCGTTGACACGACTGGCGCGCCCATCGCCACGACCAATACCGCCGCTTACTTCTACAAGAAGCAAGGCACGCTCAACTGGCACGCCGTCGTTCAAGTCGGCACAACGCAGGTCGATCAAGACTTGACGCTGCTGAGCAACTTTCCTGGCGTTGCGGCCACGGGAGTTGTGCCGCAAGCGACAAGCGATGCGAACCAGCATATCTACACCGTTTCGCTGGTTCCTCAGAACTCGACCCAAATGGAAGCGACGTTCCAAATCGACGGCGCCTTCCTGTACCGGAACCTCTTCACCTATACGGGCGCCGTTGCGATGGCTGCGGTCGCCGGGATCAAAAATCTCAACGGCACCAATGCGGAAACGCTGGTCATGTCCGATTTCTGGGCCATTCAGCACTGCTTGCCGGTCACGGCGCTTCAGGTCTAACTCAAAAGGACGTTCTCCATGTATCGCCCAAGTTTTTACCGCGACCTTCGCCGGCAATACCAGTCTTGCGGACGCGATTACGACAAGATCGAGGAACTCAACTCGATCGTTTTGGAAGCCTTTCGCACGAAGCAAATCGACCCGCGGGAAGTGTCGATCCAAAAGGCGTTCGTCAACTTGATCGAGAATGGGCAAGAGTTGCTGGAATTGTGCGACCCGCGCAATCAGTCGCGGATGTTGACCGAGGCGATGGATATGGTCGATACCACGCAGTTCAGCAACATCATCGGTCAGTTGGTCATCAATAAGGTTCTCGAAGGATACCAGGCGGATGAGTTCGTGCTGAGCAACGAAGTCGAGACGATCGATACGAAGTTCAGCGGCGAGCGCATCCCCGGTATCGGCGGCATCGGTGATAACGCGGAAGAGGTCGCGGAAGGTCATCCCTATCCGACCGTCGGGCTGAATGAAGACTACATCGACACGCCGGCTACGACTAAGGAAGGCTTGATCGTCCCGGTCACGAAAGAGGCGATTTTCTTCGATCGCACGCAGCTTGTCTTGCAACGGGCCGGCGAAGTTGGGCATTTCCTGGGGCTGAGAAAAGAGAAGAGGCTTTGGGATTGTTTCCTGGACGTGAACGAGAAGAAGTTCAAGTACAAATGGAGGAATACGACCTACGACACGTATCAAACGTCGGCTCCCTGGGTCAACGTCAAGGCGGCGAATGGTTTGGCGGACTGGACGAGCGTCCAGGCGGCTGAATTGCTCCTGGCACAAATGCTCGACCCGAACACCGGCGAAGTCATCACGATCCTGCCGGATACGATCGTCGTGCCACCGGCCCTCTGGCACACGGCAATCCAGCTCACCAAGGCCACCGAAGTCCGTCGCGTCAATATCAACGCCGCGGGCAATGCGCAGACCTGGACGAACGGCCCGAGCCCCTTGGAAGCGAATCCGCTAGCAATGGCTGGGCAGTACAAGGTTGTGTCGTCGCGGATCATGCGGCAGCAAGCCTACAAGGCTAACACCGGCACGGCCGATACGAACTGGTACGCGACCAATCTCAAGAAACACGTCGCCTACTTCCAAAACTGGCCGATTACGGTCGTCCAGGCCCCGCAGAACAGCGAAGCGGAATTTACCCAAGACATCGTTGTCCGATTCAAGGCGTCCGAGCGCGGTTCGCCGGCCACGCTTGATCCGCGTTACACGGTGCTCAGTCAGGCGTAGTCATGGCCAACACGGCAACCAAAACGAAGAAATCGGCACAAGAGCCCGCGCCGCTTAGCAACGTCCTGCCAAACGCGCCGGCGCCGGGTGCGAAGGCTCCGTGGGGTTTCCGCGTAACGCTGCAATGCCCGACGCCGATTGCCAATAACGGAATCGAGATTACGGCCAAGTCGGCGACCGAGGCGTGGGCAAAGTTCTGCGAGCGCAACGGCATCACCGGCAGCGAGCATCCAAAGCAAATCGAGCCGCTCTACTAAGGGCGGGAGTTACCGCCCTATGGCTTCTGGCCTTACCGAACGCATCCGCCGCTGGTCCGAATTCATCGGGTCGTTTGCTCTGACGACCTCGCTCACGACGACCGCCGAGATTCCGTATTCGTACGCGGCCAGCGGGACAATCTTCCTGCCGAGCGGCCTGACGATGGCCTCCATGACGTTCTACGGCGCTCCGTGGAACGGCGTCGATGAGCCGGGCCGATTAGGCAACCCGCCAGTAGCCACGAATCAATACACGTATCTTCCCCTTCAAGACAACACGGGCGCGGCTGTGGTGCTAACCGTCGCCGTCAGCAAGTGTTATCCGTTCCCCGATGCCTGTTTCGGCTGCCGCGGCATCAAGATCGTCGTGGATGTGGCCGGCAGCGTGGATATTTCCATCAAGGGTTAAGTCGCTTTTCACAAGGAATCTAAGTCATGCCAGCCCTCTCTACCAGAACTTCTGCGTGGTTCAATACGATGCTCGGCGATACGGCGATGGCGGCTGAGATTCGCAATATCCTCAACGGTAACGTCACCGGCAACGTGTTTTTCGTGTCGAGCGTCACCGGCTCCGACGGCAATAACGGTTTGAGTTCCGCTTCGCCGTTGGCCACGCTCAACAAGGCGCTCACGCTTTGCACGGCCAGCAACGGAGACCGGATTTACTTACTGCCGGGACACGCCGAGAGCATCATCGCCGCGGGGACCATCGCCATCAACGTCGCAGGCGTCCGCATTATCGGACTCGGGCAAGGCGACGCGCGGCCTACGTTCTCGTGGACGACAGCCACGACCGCGACGATGACGATTACATCGAATGACGCGTGGATCGAAAATGTGCGGTTCGACTTGACAGGCATTTCTGCGCTCGTTAGCGGCATCGTGATTAGCGCCGCAGGCGTCACGATCACCGGCTGCTTGTTCATTACGGCAAAGGCCGGCACGGGCACAGCGCCATCGCAAAGCATCCTCACGACGGCCGGAGCGAATCGTTTGACGCTGCTCAACAATCACTTCCTCGCCCCGGCGTTGACGCCCACCACCGTTGCGGCGGCGACGGGCGTTATTGCCCTCGTCGGCGGGACTGGTATTCGGATTCTGAACAACGTCATTGGCGGCTGGTGTACGACCACCACCGGCCCCATTTCATGCGTGACGACGCTCACCGACAACATCGTCATCGACTCGAATCAAATTATGAACTGGACGACTTCGGCGACGAAGGCGATCTCGCTCTTGACCGGATCGAGCGGGGTCATCAGCAACAATCGGCTGGGAGTTGGCACCGGCTCCGCGCCGATCACGGCGGATACGTGCTACTGGCTCAATAACTACTACGCGGGCGCGCTGGCTACAGCCGGGACGATTTTGTAAATGGCACTCAGCGAAGCCAGCATTGTCACGCAACGCGACAGTCTCGTGGCGCTGATTGCCAGCGTCGTTACGGCGCCGAAGCCGACGTACACCGTAGAAGGTCGCACGGTGCAGTGGACGCAATACTTGGCCGAGTTGCGAAATCAAGTGACGCTGCTCAATCAACTGATCGACATTTCGGGCCCGGTCGAAATTCATAGTGAGGCGTACTGATGAGCCGTTACGACCGAATCTTGGAAGAGCGCTGGCCGGTCGTGGAAGGCGGTCCAGGCAGTGGACCGCATGGCGGCGCTGGCGGTACGTCGCCGAACAAGTTATCGGCCGATGCACATGAGGCGACGCGACAGACAGGCGATAAGGAAGCCGAGAAACATTCCTGGGCCGCTGCCGCATCGTCCGCTGCTGGCGATAGCCCAACTGCTGCCGTGTTGCATCGCAAGGCTGCGGAGATGCACGAGAACGCTGCCAAGTCGCACGAAGCACAATCCGATGCGGCCAATAAATCCGGCAATTCGAGAGACGCACAAAAGCACATTTCGTTGATGCACCAACATGGCAACGCCGCACAAGCTCACGACGTTGCTTCCCGCGCCCATACGATCGCGTCCGGTGGCCAGCAATCGACTCTCAAGTTATGACCTTGCTCGCTGATCTCACAACTGACTTTGCCACCGTCACCGACGATCTCGTTGCGTTCACGCTCACGCTGCCGACCGACCTGCAAACCGGCTTGACTTCAACAGGCATTACCACGCCGCCAACTGCCGGACTGTTCGAGCCGGCTGGCACGCTCAATAGCCAGACGCTCTACTTCTGCCCGGACAACGCCCAGTATATCTACATGGATCTTGAAGGCGGCTGGTCGATGTCCACGGATACGCGGGATTCGGGCACGTTCGGCCACAAGCCGTACTGGGAAAACGGCTCGATGTCCACGCCGATCGGCAGCTACAACTTTTTCAACGGCGCCGGTTCGATCGGCACGCCGGTCGTCGCGGTCACTCCGGTCACGTCCTCAATCACGCACGCTGCCGCGCAGTCAGTCTCGACGAAAGAGGCCGCCGAATCCTTCGGCCGCTACCAGCTCGGCGACAAGCATTTTACGTGGCCGATTAGCGAAGGCGTCCCGCAGCTCGGCGGTTCGCTCACGGACACTGCCGGAGAATCCTGGATCATTCTCGACGTGAACTACGAGAGCCTGATGGCTTTGTATCGCGTCACGGCGCGGAACCTGGCGATCACGGGCGGGCTGAATGAACTCATCACGATCCAGAGGCGGACGATTGCCAAGGGGACTGAGGGGGCCGCCGAATCGACTTGGGGTACATATCAATCCAATGTGCGGGCGCGAATTCAAGAGCAACGCAGCGACCGGAGCGAACAGCTCGGCAAGCAATCGGGCGTCGTCAGCGCCAAGTGCTATTTAGCGCAAGAACTCTTGCTGGACAACACCTATCGCATCGTGCGGGCCGACAGCACGGTCTACGAGGTCGAGGGCTACGAGTCGCCCGACTCGATCGGCTCGCTCACGGTCATCAACTGCATGAGGCGTTTGTAATGGCGAACGTCCAGTGGAATGACGAGCGATTCAAGCAGCTTGTGGGCAAAGCGGCGGCGGAAGGCGTTGCGCGCTGCACAGTGCTTTATCACACGCTCTGCCAAGCCTACGTCGGCAAATCGAATCCCCGGAACCCCAAGACGGGCGAATACGATCAGCCCAGCAAGCCGGGCGAGCCGCCCCGAAAGCGAATCGGCTTCGGACAGCTCAACGTGGCGATGGAATTCGACGCCGCTAAGCCGCGCGGGCGAATCGGAGAGACAGCCAACGCTGCTTACATGATTTACCTTCAATTCGGGACGAAGTTCATCGGCCCGCGGCCGTGGCTCACGCTGCCGCTGGATCGCGACAAATCCAAGCTTGAGCGCGTGGCCCTCTTGGGAATGAAAGGGAAGATGCAATGAAAAATGCCCATCCTGGACAAGTCGTGGCTTGGCTCCATTTCCTCGATGCGAAAGACGCCGCGAAGGTTTATCGCGCGGCCAGCGAAGGCAACGACGCCGATTTACTCGCGGCCGTCAAAGAGGAATTGGCCGCATTTCCGCCGGTCGATCATCCCGAAGCGTCCGATCCGCTAATTCAACATGCACTAATTGCAGACCTGACTGCGGAAAACTGCGATATGGCGAATTCCAATTGGTCTGCGGCGATCCTCCGCATTGGTCGCCTCATCCGAAAGCTCGCCGATGAGAAACCGGCCGAACCGCCCAAGGAAGATACTCCCATATGAGCGCCTTGGCCGCCATCCATCAATTCTGGTCCTCAAACGGTACGCTCACGGCGCTCGTGCCGGCCGATCGCGTCTATAGCGGTTCGCCGCCGCTCAAAGACGAGAACAACAATCCGATCACGCGCCCATACGTCAGCATCATGGTCGAAAGCGAATCGGACGTGCAGCGGACCTCCAGCGGCCGGCAGGTTTACCGAGAGCAGTTGAAGGTCTCGACCTGGCACGACAGCTATGACAAGGCCGTCGAGATCGACGCAGTGATTCGCGACCAATTCAACCGGCGGGATTTCCGCTTCGATCGGGGTCGAGTGCTGGACATCAAATGCAACGAGCGGGCCGATACGCAGGATTCCGACACGCTCGTTTGGCAGATTGCCCGGACGTTCAACGTCTTGATCGACTTACTTCCCGATAGGGTGCTCGTCTAATGGCCGCCGTGCTATCAGCCACGATCAAGAACACGATCAACTGGACTAATACCCAGCCGCTCGGATTGCCGAGCACAAACTGCATCGACGGCAATTCGATTCAATTTCTGCTGGCGCTGGCGGATGGCAGCGCGGCGAATCAAGCCCATCAAATCTACGGCAATCAATACACGACGGCCAGCACGGCGAATAACGATCTCGACATGCAGACCGGTCTGACCGAATCCATTTTCGGCAGTACGGTCACGGTTGCACTGACGCAACTCAGCATGATTTGGATTCAGAACACGAACACCGTCAGCGGCGACAAGCTGCATTTGCTCTGCACCGCGTCGAATCCCTTCTCGGCTTGGGCGAACAGCGTTACGACTTCCGTTGCCCAGATTGGCCCGAATAGTAATTTGATCCTCTCGAATTTTGTGAATCCGTGGACGGTTGACTCGACGCACAAGACACTCCGAATCAACGTCCCTGGTTCAAATTCCGTCACTTACAACGTCGTTTTGATCGGCGCTTAGGAGTTCCTGCGATGACCGCGACACTCGAATCCGGCAAGGGCGGTGACGTTAAGATTGCTTCGACAACGCTCGGCGAAGTCCTCCGCTGGACGTTTACCAAGCGGGTCAACTCGAATCGTTTCGGTACGTCGGCCTCCGGAGGCTTCAAGCGCAGCGTCGGCGGCGTCAAAGAGGGCAGCGGTACGATCTCGATGAAGTTCGATGTTGGGGCTGCTAATACGATCGCCGAAGGCTCGGCGGTCACGCTCAAGCTCTATCTCGACTCGACGCACTTCTACAGCGTTCCGGCGCTCGTTACGTCCTGTCAGGTGATGACCGACATGGACACCGGGGATGCGATTGGTTCCGAGTTTTCTTTCGACACGGATGGGGCCTGGGTCGAACCTTCGCTGCCATGATGACAGAGATAATGCGCGCATGGATAACCTTCTCGACTTGCTGCCGCCGTCGAAATCCTTCACGGTCGAAGGACAAACCTTCTCTCTGACCGCGCTCCGCGTCAAAGACTACGCCGCGATGAGCGCTCATCTCTTGGAATCTCGGCTGCGATTGGAAGAGGTCTTGCCAAAGATTCTGGCGGCCTGCCAGGACCAGGAGACGAAAAACCACGTCGCCGCTACAGCGTTCGTCAAGGCTCTCCGCGGGCATTGCGTACCGCACGAGGAGGTCATGGAGTGGATCGCCTTGACGCACGAGGGGCGAGCTTGGAGCTGGTGGCTGGGGATGAAACACGGCACGCCGGACATGACACTTGAGCAAGCCGAGACGATTCTGGCCCATCTCGACGAGCGCGACCGCTTGGAAGCCCAGCGGCTCAAGGATGCTGTTCCCGAGACCCCCTTGGGAAACTCCCCTGGGCCGGGAGCGGAGAACGACGCCCCTGGCCCTGGCGAAAAATCTTCCGCAAGCTCGGCAAAGAGTTCGGATTCTCAGCCGACGACATCGGCCGCATGACGCTCGGGCAGGTCGTCGTCTATTACTCCGAACTCGCGGATAGCGGCGACCGGGTGGCGATGAGCGATTCGGATCAGAAGGCGTTCAGTGCTAAGCGCAAGGGCGAACGACGGCGGTGGACTCAATACGCGATGGAGAGGTGGGGAAATGGCTGACGTAAACGATAAAAACGGTTAAAATACGAGAGCCAAAGTGTGTAGCTTTGGCTCTCTAAACACAAGCAACCTGTAAGGAGGTGGCTCATGTCTGCGAATAGGATACCCCACGATTTCACCAATTGCAAATTCGGAAACTGGACTGTTCTTGGCAAAGCGAAGAGAGGATGGCTTTGCAAATGCAAGTGTGGAACGATAAAGGCACAAGTCGGAAGCATTTTGCATTCTGGAAGAACCAAGGGATGCCAAGTTTGTAGACGCAAACCACATCGAAAGTCGCGTGAATACGCAGTTTGGAATGCTATGAAGGCACGCTGCTACAATCCCAATGTTCGCGGCTTTCACAATCACGGCGGCCGTGGAATTGTTATGTGCGATTCGTGGCGCGACTCATTCGATGCCTTTTATGACGATATGGGGCCGCGTCCCTCCCCACGGCATTCAATCGACCGCATCAACAACGATGGCAATTACGAACCCTCAAATTGCCGTTGGGCGACCGCAAAAGAACAAGGCCGCAACCTCAGACGTAATCACCTGCTCACGTTGGGCGGAATAACGCGCTGCATTATGGAATGGTCTGAGATTACTGGAATCAAACACTACACGATTTGGCAACGTATCGCGGTCTTGGGATGGTCTACAGAAGAAGCGTTGAACATTCCTACGGGATTCGGCAAGCGATGGGCAAAAAGGACTAACTAATGGCAGATCAGAGAATCGCCGGTGCGTTTGTCGAGATATATCAGAAGGGCGCCGAGAAGGTCGGGCCGGAAGTTGAGCGTGTTAAACATGAGGTAAAGCGCCATTTAGAGCCGGAACAGGAAGGCGGCGCAATGGAGCGATTCCTCTTTGGGAAGCACGGGACTGCTGGAATCGAACATACTTTGGCCCACCTTGCCGGCCACATGGGCAAGATGTTCCTTGCTGGAGGAGTGTTCGCTGTCGGCACGATGATAACAGAAAAACTCACGGAGGCTCTGTTAGAGAGTGCTACGGGATTCGGGAAACAAGCCGAAGCTGCTGAGGCCGCCACAAAGCGCATTCAGGGATATAAAGAGGCCGTTGATGCAGCCAATAAGGCGGCCGTCGAATCTCTTAAAGGGCCAGCGGCAAAAACGCAAACAGAGCAACTTGAGGCTTCTTTAAATCCACCGACCGTTGGTGGCGCGCTTATGGAGAGAATACAAACGCGACAAGCAGAAGCGGAAAAAGCGCGGGCGGACGCGGCCAAAGAACGCGAGGCGGCCGGCAAAGCGACGATGACCGACGCCGAAAGAGCGAACGCGATGGCGGCGCGCGGGGCCGGCATCGGCGAGACGCACGGATTTTTTGAGGGATTAGCAGGCCATATTGCGACACCTTGGGCAAGTGGAAGGGCTGGCGCTGGTGAAAGTACGGTCAACGGTCAAATCACAATGGCTCGACGCTCGGCCGCTAATCGCGCTGAATGGGCCGAAGCTCGCGCGAAGGAACAGGAGGCGGCAAACATTGCCGACCTGGAATCGACACTCGGCGCTGGAGCAAAAGCAGGCATGGGCGGATTGGCCAAAACAGGCCAATCACTTCTAGGCGCAGGCGGCGCGGCGGTAGGCCGACTTGGGGGCATGATCGCGGGTGGTTTTCGAGGTGGTCAATCGACAACCGATATTGTGGCAGACCTAAAAGACTCGCTTGCGAAACCACAACGAGGGTTCGGCGGGATGAGCTTGGCGGAACTTAGAGAAGCGTCCGCCGATACGATCGCTCGCCGGAAAGATTTGGACAAACGATCGGCGTTTGCTCAGGAGACGACACATCTCGGTGGCGCGGCCGACATCGGCAGCATTGGCGCTCAGATTCAAGCAGCGATCCTCGAACCGAATCCGTTCGACCGCGAATGGCAGCAATTAGATAAAGAACAACGGGACTTGCTTAAGGCAATGGATGCCAAGATGGCGATCGTTGCGAACAAGCCAGCGGGGGCGGTCGTGGCCGCGAATAGATGAGATGGGACTTAACGCCCCTGCTGTCGCCGCCGCTCCGCTTCAACGCCTTCCTCGAACTTGGCTTGTTCAGCGGAACCCCGATAAGCATCCGTGGCCGCTTTGCTCGCTGCGTCGCTGGCCTTTTGATAGCTCTCCAACCGCCGTTCTTCGTCCGTTTGTTTATGCGGCGGCCACGTATTGACCACAAGAATCACGCCCACGACTAGCAACGCCGCAAGCAGCGCCACGATTGAACCGATAAGAAGCCGATTGTTCATGCCGCCAGCCTAAGCCTGGCCGCTCCGAAAACGCAAGCTGTATGTTATACCTAGAGGAAGTCTTTGCCAAGCTCTCCGTTGACGACGGCGGCGTTGTCGGCCAGCGGGTATTCATCATGGCCTGGACCGACGTATCAGATTTCTTCGCGCTCATGTACGGGGCTTATACGAACAACAGCGGACAAACGGTCGTTACGGCTCCGCAGCATTGGCCGGGAATCCCAAGTCTCTACGTCCGCGGTCTCGACGCCGAGCCGCAAGATCCCAGTTCGCCCGCCGGCAATCAGAGCTACCAGCAAATCACGTCGAACCAGGTCGTAGATTTTACGCTGCCGACGTTTCCGAATCAGGGATACACGGGCAAGCCTTGCGGTGCTCGCGTCACGGTCATCTATCGTCCCTTCGCGCCCAACGGGACGCCAGACGGCAAGCCAAGCGTTCCTGCGGGAACCTTCCTGGATTTTGAGAGCGAATCGACGGAGACCGCGTTGCCTGTACCGGGTCGCTATCTCAAGTGGGCCAGCGACAGCGTAGTGTTGCCGCACGACGTGACGGCCCCAGTGCCGATCTACAACGAGGAAATTCGCCTGACGTGGCATCGGGTAACTCAACCGCCATTCTCGGCGATGAGCAAGCTCAAGGGCTGCGTCAACGAAAACTCTTTCTGCAATCACGGCCAACAGCGGGTGATTTATCTCGGCGGGACCGTCTCGCAAGAGTTTCAAATCGGCAACACGATCCTCTACACCGTGGCCCATCGGTTCCGCGCCGAAGAGAAGCCCGGCACTCTCGCCAGCGGCGCGATCTACGGCCCGAACTTCATGTATCGGAAAGATGTTGGCGCGGGAACCGAGAACTGGCAGCTCGTCAAGAATCAAGGGAGCGGTCAGGTCATCTTTCCATACGACACCGATCAGACCACCAACGGGTTCGAAGACCTCTTTTCTTACGGTCCCTGATGCCCCTTAGACCGCTCAAAGCCGGCGAGCCGATTACCGAGGATTGGATTGCCGACCTCGTGGACGCCGTGGCGCAGGCGCTCACCGTGCGCGGCGCGGGTGGTCTGGCCGTGACCCGCAGCGGGAACGGCATCACAATCCGCAACGATAAGCCGACTGAATTCGCGCTCGTCGAATTGAACGACACGATCCAGAAGAACGACAAGGACAAGCACGGAGATCTATTCAGTTACGACCATACGATGACCAATCCGTGGTCGGACACGATGGATGTACTGCCGCTGATTAGCGACCCGGATCAAGGGCTGCGGCTGCAAGGCGAGCGACACTTGCTTTATCACAATCCTTCGGCCGGACAATGGCATCCGATCCCGGACAACCAACTCCAAATTGGGAAAATCTATGCCCAGCCGGGCGGCGCCGGCCAAGCCTACGACATCGAAGTTTGGAAAGTCACCTCGACAAATACGCCGCCGGCTTCGCAAACCACGGCCACTTCGACCTATCACGTCTACGCCTATCAATGGGGCAACCAATCGCTGCCGAACGGCACGCAGGTTTTCGTGTGGCAGCAGCGACAATCCAAGCTCTTCGTGTTCGTGCCGGGCGGGACAAACAGCATCGCTCTCGGCAGCGTCACGACGAAAATCACCGCCGGAACTGGCCTAGGCGGGACGAACGGAACCGGCGTCGTCGAACTCTTCAACATTAACGGCGTCGATCTCAGCGTCTCCGTCACGGTCACGAACGCCCTGGAATATAGCTACGGCATCGGCGACGTGATTCGGCTGTTTTGGGACAGCTCGACCGGCCAATGGTCGCCGCTAGACATTCAGAATCCGATTCTTGGCGTTTTGCCGACCGGCTTTACGGACATCTCTGACGGATCAACTGGTGCGGTGACGCTCCAGGACGATCAAGGAAATGCGATTTTTAGCGCGACCGGCGTTCGCGCGGTAACGCATTTAGTGCGGGGACAAAAAGTCCTGCTCATGCAGGATCATGCAAATGGCGAACTGTTCGCGCTGCCGCTCAACACGCCGCTGATTTGCCAAGCGACCGCAGCGATCGTGTTCCAAAACACCGGCAGCGTGAAGATCAAACAGTCGGACGAAACCGATCCGACCGGCGGCGCGGTGACGATCAATGCCTACGCCTTCTACCGCACTATCGCCAAGAACGAATACTGCCTGATGTGGTGGGACTTTTATAAGGGGCAAGCCTACGCGGTTCCGCTGAACGCGGTGTTGCTCGGTCAATTCAATGCATCAGTCTCCGTCGCTGCTGGATCAACGGGGACGGTCGAGCTGTTCAAGCCGAACACCGCAGGCGCGGCTCCTGTCGATCTCAGCACATCCATTTCCAACGTCCGCGCCGTCGTCGATTGGAGCAAATACGATTTCCTCTGGCTCGTGTGGGACTCGAATAATAACGAGTTCTACGGCATGCCGCTCGATCGACCGTTGTTCGGCAAACCATCGTCCGACATTGCCTCCGGCGCGTCCGGCACCATGACGATTTACGATTCCGGCGGCGCGACCGGATCGTCATTCACAGTCTTCGCGGCCGTCGGCAAGATTCCCGCAAATGCTTATTCGCTCGTGTGGTGGGATTGGCACAATGCTCAGTGGTCGGGCGCCGCCATTCCGACCGTTGCTCAGCAAGTCGTGACCTCGGTTTCTTGGGATACCAGCACTGGAAAGTTGCAAATGAAGACACGGAATTTGATCGTCGTGGCCGACGGCGCAGAAAGCGCACTCACGGATATAGATGATGCGGTGACGTGTTGACCTATGCTAGCCCTACCACAACGCTACTTCCAGTTATGGCGACCGCGATTCAAATTGCCGTCTCCGCTCATTCTCGTGCATCA